CAATAGCGTTTAATCGCACAGAAAGTACTCAAATTTCGATTGCGGACAAAAGTAAGGTAACTACTCAGAATAACTTTTGGAAGGCTCTAATCGGTCTAATAATAGCCATTATATTAATTTTAGCATATTGGAATAAGTTATGGAAATAAATAAAGCAGGTAAAGATTTAGTAAAGCACTTTGAAGGGTGCAAGTTAAAGGCATACAAATGTCCAGCTAATGTCTGGACTATTGGTTATGGCAATACATTTTACGAGGACGGAAGCAAAGTAAAGGAAGGCGATGTAATTACTCAGGAAAGGGCGAATGAATTATTTGATACAATCATTGATGACTTTGTTAGAATGACAGATGCACTTGTAAAATCAGATGTTAGTGAAAACAATTTTTCTGCGATTGTTTCGTTTGCTTTTAATGTAGGCACGGGCAACTTAAAGAAAAGCACTTTATTAAAGAAGGTAAATGTCAATCCTAAAGACCCAACAATTAAGGCTGAGTTTATGAAATGGACGAAGGCAAATGGTGTGGTGCTAAAAGGGTTAGTGAGGCGAAGAGAAGCTGAGGCTAAACTATATGAGCAACTTTAGAACTATATTAGTTAATTTATTATCGGACGAAAGCAACAGTATAAGCCATAAAAGAGTAGTGGCTATGCTTGGCAGCATTTGTCTTTTTATTTCTTTGTTCTTAAATATAATCTTAAAAATTAACCCAAGCGATAAGCTGGTAGATGCGGTCTTGTATCTTACGCTATTTGCTATGGGTTATACCACAATAGATAAATTCAGCAAAAAATAAATAATGCTCAAAACCAAACGCAAACGACTATTCTTTGACATCGAAACAAGCCCGAACGTAGGCTTTTTCTGGACTGCTGGTTACAAGTTAAACATTACAACTGATAGCATTATCAAAGAACGTGCAGTAATTTGCATCTGTTACAAGTGGGAAGACGAAAAAGAAGTTTATTATTTAGAATGGGATAGCAAACAGAATGACAAAAGAATGCTGCAAAAGTTTGTAGAGGTAGCTAATACTGCATCGGAGTTAGTAGGACACAACGGAGATAAGTTCGACCTTGCTTGGATAAGAACCAGGTGCTTGTTTCATAAAATAGAGATGTTCCCTTCTTATGTTACTATTGACACGCTAAAGGTAGCAAGGCAAAAGTTTAGATTTAATAGCAACAAGCTTAATTACATAGCTGACTATTTAGGTATTGGCACTAAAATCAAAACAGAATATAGTTTATGGAAAGACATAGTTCTGCATAAGGATAAGATTGCAATGGCTAAAATGATTAAGTACTGCCAGAAGGACGTAGTGTTATTAGAGCAAGTATTTAACGCATTAAAGCTGCACATAGAACCTAAAACACATTACGGAGTTATCTTCGGAGCAGACAGAGGTAGCTGCCCTGAGTGCGGAAGCGATGACTTGATAATACAAATGAGGCGCACAACCGCAACAGGAGTTAAGAAGATATTATACAAGTGCAAAACTTGTTTTAAAATACATTCTAAAACAGAAAAATAATGGATAGTAAAATACTTAGCTTAGTAATTAAAGATATGCGTAGGCGTGAAAAAGTAGGCAAAGAAAAGTATAACTGCACAATGGATAGGCAAGACTTATCTACTGGGCAATGGATAACACATTTGAAGCAGGAACTACAAGATGCCATTTTATACCTTACTAAACTCGAACAGATACACAATGCGCCTAAAGAAGATATTCAGCTTCGGAAATATTTTAGATAAAAAAGTTTACGAAGACCTAAAGCAATTAGATTACACAAACCCAAACTTTAAAGGTTGCGGAGATGAGTTCCAGTTCAATCGTGAGTGGTGGGTAATGCTTGACGATATGAGCCGTATCGTTGCATATTGCGGCTCAATTTATTCTAAGGGCATTTGTATATTTAACAGGGCTTGGGTTAAAAAAGAATATAGAGGACAGGGCATACAAAGACGAATGATTAGAACCAGGTTAAAGGCAGCATCTACTTTTTGCCACATAGCTATTACTTACACTACTTTAGACAACTTCCCTTCGGCTAATAACCTTATAGATTGCCGGTTCAAGCTTTACTTACCGGAGTATTCATATGGGGGTTCTGACAAACTTTACTTTCAAAAGTTACTTTAGACCTTTAAAGTACAATAAAGGTAGTAATTCTACTACTTTTGGCTGCATTTTACTACCGAATTTGTCAATCAATAAAGTTGTATTTATCAATCAATAGATAAGTTTTACCCTTACTTTATGTCGGAATTTTACATCATTAGATACCTTTTTTTGACATAATGTGCGATAAAATGCACATTACTCGGTTTTTTGTCCTATACAAAACCCATTATTTGCAACAAGGTTACAAAAATAAATTTATTACTTTTGCACTTTGTATTGTGTAATGTGTTATCTTTGTTGAAACAAAACACAATATGACACATTTAACCACCTACCAAATGTTCCAATATCAGCGATACGGGAACATCTTAATTGACGGGGATAGGAGTACTACAAACCCTTATGACCCTGCTCTATTGCCTAAAAACTACGACTACGAAGATGACGATTATACGTTTACTCGTTGGGTAGAAAACAATGCAGAACTTGAACTTTTAAAAACCGAACAATATGAAGATTGAATTTATCAAAGAAACTAACCACAGAGGCGATGTTTACTATTATACAACAGTAGATAATCGCTACCAAAAGGACACTATATCTTTGGACTATTCACAAGCCTATGAAATATTTATAGGTATGAGAAAAAAACAAGAGCCGACTATCGAAGTATTAGAACATTATATTATTAAAGAAACAACAGAAACAAATGAGCCTAATTAAAATACAACAGGAATTAAAAGCACCTAAAAATCAATTCAATGCTTTTGCTAAATACAAGTACCGAAGTGCAGAAGATATAATCGAAGCTGCAAAACCTATCTGCCATAAATACGGCTACGCTTTAATGTTAAGCGATGAGGTCGTAGAAGTAGGCGGTCGGGTATATGTAAAGGCTACTGCTTGTCTAAGTAACTTAGAGGATAACATTACTTGCACGGGGTTAGCGCGTGAAGAGGAAAACAAAAAAGGTATGGACGCTTCACAGATTACCGGAGCAGCAAGTAGCTACGCCAGGAAGTACGCCCTTAACGGACTCTTTGCAATAGACGATACCAAAGATGCAGACGCTACTAACGAACATAAAGACGAAGTAAGCGAAGGACAAAAGGCATTCTTAATTGAAGCACTTGATAAGACAAAGTTTACTGAAGACCAGAAGGTAAAGGCTGCTTTGAAAATCAATGCTATCAAGACCTTAGAAGAGTTTAACAAGATTAAAGAAACAATAAAGAAAAGCTAATGAGAGACTTGCTACCATTTGAAAGGCAGATGCTCCTGGCAGAAGTATACCACTACGCTTGGTATAACGAAGAGGCATACGCTGACTTATTAACATTCATAGAAAAGTATCAAACCATTTTAGACAAACCAGTATTTTTAACCCAAATCCCAAACAATGACACAGAAACAACGCATCTTGAACCACTTGCTTTCGGGCAAGACCTTGACACCAATCCAAGCATTGACGAAGTACAATAGCTTAAGATTAGCAGCAGTAGTGTTTGAATTAAAACGCAAAGGCTACAAAGTACAAACGGAATTAATTAACGTAGGTACAAAAAAACAAAGTAAATTAGTAGCTAAATATTCAATTAAAACTAAATAAAATGACAGAGAAAAAATGGAGTGCAGGTGCTTGGAAAAAGACAACTGCTAAAGGAGAAGTAATTAATTTTACTATTGAAAATGTTAAATACTCTATGTGGGTTAATTCTTACAAGACAGAGGACAAACAACCAGACTTTAAGATTTATGTAAATGATTTTAAACCAAAAGAAGATACGGAAGGATTGCCGTTTTAATTATGCTAACTAAGAAAAAAGATGTATCAATCAAACAATTAAAAGATTTATATTATGCTCAAAGACTTACCCATATACGCCTACACGATATGATGCACCAGTTGGGACTATTAGGCATTGAAGATAATCAGCCTTTAGGCGCAGATATAGGAGCATTAAAAATTGTAAGTTTAGTAGATGAGACATTTGAATGCGATGTGTTAAAAAAAGATAGAAGTTTAAAAACTACTTTTGGTCGTAAGGCTGCTGCTTATTTATTAAGGCGATACACTAAGTTAAGCCTCAAAGATATAAGCATATACTCAGGCACTAAGGACCACACAACCGCAATACATAACATAAAACAAGCAAACAACCTAATTGACACGGAAGATTGGTTTAAAGACAAATTAAAAAGAATTTGTCAAAAGATTGAACTTATTGAAAATTAGTGTATATTTGCAGATATAAAAAGACATAGACGTACTACGAACCGACTATGTGTTTAGTGGTTAAATAATAATAACCCTGGTAGTTCGTAGCTATCGGGGTTTATTTTTTTTATGGCAAAAGACCCTGCATTCCTATTTTATAGCAGCGACTTTTTAAATGGAGTAGCTGATTTAACAATGGAAGAGAGAGGACAATTTATTACTCTCTTATGTTTACAACACCAGAAAGGTACACTTACAGACAAAACCATTAGGTTATCTTTAGGTTCGGTTTCGGTTGATGTTTTGAGCAAGTTTTCAAAAGACAAATTCGGAAATTTTTACAATAACCGACTAAGTAATGAGATTGAAAAACGCATTCAATTTACTGAAAGCCGCAGAAACAATGGCTCTAAAGGTGGTAGACCTAAAAATAATACAAAACCATTAGGTTTACCTAAAGATAACCTTATGGAAGATGTAAATGAAAATGAAAATGAAGATATAAATATAAATAAAAGTAAGTGTACATTTGACCAGGTTTACGAATATATGGCAATCAGGATAGGAACAGAAGTAGCAAAGATTGAAGCCGAGAAGTTTGTAAATTACTACGAAAGCAATGGGTGGAAAGTAGGTAAGAACCCTATGAAAAGTTGGGGAGCAGCAGCAAATAATTGGATAACAAACACTAAACAATATGCAAAAAGAACTACAAACAATCAACGAAAACTTACAAAAGGAGAACAATTTAACCTTGACGGCTACAACCTTATCAACGCTACTACCTTCGGAGCAGGAGATTATGACCGCCTTTTTGGGTGAGAGGATAAGAAGCCTTAATCAAACAATGCTGCATCAGAACCTGATTTACATTATGCAGTTAGTAGGCATAAACGTAATACCAGACAAAGTTAAGTTAGCAGTTTTAGAGGATTGGATAAGGAGTGAGTACGGAGGCTTTACAATAAACGAGATTAAAGTAGCGTTTAAGCAAATGATAGCCAATGACTTTATAGACCACTACCAGAACTTTAGTCCTGCATACTTTAGTCAGGTAATGGATAGGTATAAGAAAAAAGCAAACGAAGTTAGAAAAATGATGCCACAAGAACGAGTAGAAGCAATCCCACACTTAACCGATTTAGAGATAATTGATTACTCTTACCAGGAATATAAGGTTCTTGAAAATAGAACTTTTGACAGGTTGTTTAACCCATTAAGCGTATTTACTAAGCTTAATAGTACAGGCATCAAGGTATGGACAAAAGAAGATGGCGCACTTGCCAAAAAGAAACTAATGGATATAATAACCTTTAAGGCAAGTAAAATGGACTTTGCAACCGCAAAGCAGTACCGGGACGAATGGACGGAAAGTTGGTTAAAGAACCAAGCCAGAGCCGTAGCCGTATCTTTATTTTTTGAGGAGCAAATAAAAATTGGCAAAGTATCGTTTTCTTAATATAGTTTTGTAATATGACCGCAAACGAATTAACCAAAGAAGCTATCCAAACACTAAATAAAAACGGGTGCTTTGTATGGCGCAATAATAATCTTGCGGTTAGAGGTAGAACATTTATAGGACTTAAGGGAGTTCCAGATGTAGTAGGCTTTCACACGCAAAGCGGAGTAGCGGTTTACTGCGAAACAAAAGCAATAGGAGATAAGTTAAGCAGCTACCAAATAGCATTCTTAAACTTAGCAAAGACGGCAAATTGTTTTTGTTACATAGCAACCGAAGATAACGGCAAACTAATCTTAAAGGACTATGAACAAGAATAGCATCATATTAGAACTTTGGGAGAGCCGAGAACTAAAGGAAGCAATAGACAAAATGCAGCCTGAAGACCTGAGAGAAGATTTAAGAAGCGAAATATTTAAGGTGCTATGCGAAATGGACGAGGAGCGATTAATTGATATGCGCACCCGTAATGTATTAAAGTTCTACTTAGTTAGAACTATGATTAATATGATGCAAAGTAATACAAGCCAATTTTACCGCACATACCGAAAACCTTTAGAGGTTGAATTAATAGTACACGACAGAGACGAAGATTTACTTAACAAAGTAGAAAACGAACTATCCAAGATGCACTGGTACAAAGCAGAACTTTTAAGAGTGTATGCTATTAACCATAACTGCAACGCTAAAGAACTTAGCAGAGTTACAGGCATACCTTATATGTCAGTACACAGGGAACTTAAATTAACTAAACGAGAACTTAAAAAACAATTACGCAAATGATAATTATCGCAGCAGTATGCTTTGCAATATTCTTTGTAGAGATACATCAGTTTCACAGAAAATGGTATTTAGATTACAAGCCTTTTAGTTGTACAAGTTGTTTAGCAGCTTGGGTAGGATTAATTTTATATTTACTTCCTGCAATATGTACAGACGTATTTGCGTTTGTATTTATACCAGGAGTATTAGCACCTTTATTATCTAAACTAATGTGGAACTTATGGAAATAGAACACAGAAATTATTTAGACCATTACAGAAGTAACTACGAAATGGTGCAGAACGGATATGTAAGGAATATAGATTTAGACATCTTAAAAATGTATGAGCATATTTATCGCAAGTATATGAGTCCAGATTTTATCTTAACTGTATGGTGCAGCCATTGTATATTTGATATGATTAAAAGGCTTTACGAATGGTACGATTTACAACCAGAACCAAAGAAAAAGAATGCAAAGGGTAATTAATTTTAGCGGTGGCAAAACTTCTGCTTATATGACTATCCAGGAATATAAGCCAGGAGACATAGTATTGTTTTGCGATACTATGAGAGAACACCCTAAGACCTATAAATTTATTAATGACTTTGAAGCATTTGAAAATATACCTGTAACAAGAATAAGTTACGAAGGTGGCTTTGCCGGTATGTTAAAAAAGAACAAGGCTTTACCTAATCAGTTCAAAAGGTTCTGCACAATAGAACTAAAGATTAAAACGGCTAAAAGATATTTAAGAAGCATAGGCGTAAGAGAATTTGAAAACTTGGTAGGCTTTAGATATGACGAACCAATGCGAGTAAGCAGACGTACCCAAAGATTTAAGAAGGTACACGATAAGTTCCCTTTGTTTGAAAGCAAAGTTACTAAGCAAATAGTAAATGAGTATTGGAGCAAAAAGCCTTACACTTTGGAAATACCTTCTATATTAGGTAACTGCACTTTGTGTTTTATGAAAGGTAAAAACGCTATCTTAGCAATATTAAGGGAGTTCCCAGAACTTGCAGACGAATGGATAGAAGATGAGAAAAGAAGCAAGTACACTTATCTTAACGGAGTAACAATAGAAACGCTTAAAAATATATCACAGAATAACTTGTTTAAGGAATTTGATTTAGAAAACATAAA